CGGCACATACCCACGACGAACAATGCAATACATAGTTCTGGTTTCGGGAACATTCCCGATCACCCGATAACGCTGAGTATCCACAGTAAAATTACCAGCCCCATCTCCAGAGGGGAGCGGGTATGATCTAACTGGCCCTTGCCTAATAATCTGTGTGTCCCCAGCATAGTTTGCAGGAAGCCAACCAAGGCCACCCTCCACCCAAGGGAACCAATCTCCCATAATGTCGGCAGTCTGACCAGATGAGTTGTCGGGATTTAATGCGATAACTTTAAGAACGCTCTCCACACCAGCGACAGTATCAAATACATAGTTACCGCCGCTATCTGTAGTCACAGCAAAGTTCATGATGAATCTATTGCCTCGCCATTGACCAGATGTGATGAACCTTTCGTTCACATCGTTAATAGCAGAAGCCACAATTGGGTCACTCGCTCCCTGAGAAGTGATGTATGGAGCTAAAAGAGTTTTAGCGTCTGCGAAAGTGAGGGTAGCCATTAGTATAAACCTTTTTCTTGACTATACTTCTTGCCAAGTTTAGATGCCGCCATTTGATCAATTTCATCATCCATATTAGAAATTGCTTTTTTAGCACTAGATGGAGAATTAGTCATTGCTGTTTTATACTTGGAAGAATAATGGGCAATCACTTGATCTGGACTCATGCCAGCATATTCGTCTCTTACAGACTGAACCGCAGACACCTCTCTTTGCTTTAATTTTTCTTCGGCTTCAGATGCGGCCTTGACAGACTTATCTTTAGCTTCTGAAGCCTTGTTGTCAGATTCAAGTTTGGCATTTTGGGCTGAAAGCCTCTTTTGTTCAGCATTTAGAAATTTTTCTGCCTCCTTGGGATCTCTTGCGTGAGCTTGCTCAACAGCTCCAATAAACTCTTTCAGTCCTTGTGGGTTATTGTATGCGCCGCCCTGTTGCATAACACTTAAAAGCCTCGGCATTAAAGGAGATGGTATTCTTGCAAATGGAAGTGTGTCGGCTCCAAGGGTATTTAATACATTTGTATAGTAATCTGCACTTTCCTTTGGCAAGTTCTTCAACATTCCAGATCCTCCGCCAAATTCTGGAAACTCTAGTGCGGTTTCATCTTTTATTTTCTGCGTTCGTGCTTGCGAATCAATGAAGGCGAGATCTGCATTAAATGCATCCGCTTCCATACCAAGACGATCCAGATTGCTAAGATTCGTCTTGGCAAAATCAACCATTCCCTGTGGTTTTGTGTTTTTAGATTTGGAAACCATGAATATATATTCCTACTTAACCCACCAAATTAAGTCAACGCTAATCCTCGTCAAGCTCGCAATCAAACATTCCATCCCGATAAGCGTCAACCATGCCATTCAAAGCAAATTTATTACCAAACTGAGTGGAATGATAGCTAGTAACCCCATCTTCCCCCACATTAGAAAGTAATACCACACCAATCTCAAAATGCTCCCCCAGAATCCCTCGCACTTGGTCAAGAATTGCATCTATCCTAGCAAGCTCTGGATCGTCATCTGGGTAATCTTGAACTGTCATGGCTCTTAATTATTGCTTTCTAAATCACTCCGCAAGGATCTTCTCCATTTCCTCCACGCAACCATCAATTCCTCCCCAACTCCAGAATTGTCTGGCCTTAACTGGCATCTCATGGGGCAACCTCCATTCCACTCCATCACGAGCATACTTCCAAGCCCAAGCCCCAAGGCAATTAAACTCGCTAAACTCCCTATAAGGTTGAATCTTGATCCATTCCTTCAAGCTCATGCCATGCGCCCTCTTTATAAACTCCCTAAAGCCCTCATAAATCCACTTGGGGTAGATGATCGGCAAACGCCTCATATACTCGCTTTCCATGTTGAACCCCATAGTTCGTGCCACAATAGGAACCCAAGGCGTTTCTACGCCATCCTCGTGCAATATAACGGCCTTTCCGTTGATGATAAAGTCCTCTGGGGAAGTAGGGGAAGTGAAGATGCAATCAGAATCCACATGAAGCACAAAATCACTATGGGTGTATTGATCTGCGTGGAGCTTCGTACTCTGCTGACCAAGATAGTCATCTTCCCAATTATCTACCAAATGCACCACCTCACTCCCATGATGCTTATAAAGCCCCATGTCTGAGGCAGGAATAGCGATGTGGATCTTACCAAACCCACTCAGATACTTATCAATGCTCCTCAAACAATACTTCAACCAATGGAAATCGTTCCTGTATGAACGAATGAAGATGTCGCAAGTCATATCGGAAGGCACAGAATATCATACTGATGCCCTCCCTGCTCTGGATACGCACTAAAGCTATACCCCATAGCAACAACAGCATTCAATAAATCAACCGCACTACTCCCTTGTTTGCCAAGAGCGTAGCTATTCACCTCAATCCACATCTTAGGACGGAATTTATTAATAAGATTAACGGCTCCCTTCAAGGCTTTCACCTCGTATCCCTCTATATCCATTTTAATGAAATCCAATCTCTCAAGATTCAACTCATCTAAACACATGAGCTTCACAGCCTCTCCAGATTCACCAAGAGAACTAGCCCCTACATTCTCATTGATCTGCAAAAAAGAGCTTCCTGCGTGGCTATTAAGCCCATAGTTGAACGCATAAACACTAGGGCAGTTATGAACCAAGCATTGAAATGCAATGGGGTTTGGCTCAAAGGCAATAACAGAGCCATTTATACCAACGGCCTTGGTATAAGCAATCGTGTGATCTCCAATAAATGCCCCTGCATCAATAACCACATCCCCTTCCTTGATATGCTCTAGGATAAGAGGTAATGCATTCTGGTCGTGATCAAGCCTCCCACACTCTTCCACCCACTTTGAAATATGGGAATCTCCATCAATTACAGCAATTCCATTGGTAAGGATCTTCATACCCATCTGTTTGCACTATCTGCAATCTTTTGTAAAGGGATTCAATCAGCCGATGAGTGAATCGAACACTCGTCCCCTGATAAACACAGGATCTTCCCACTAGACGAATCGGTGATTGAACTATCTAGGCGTTTCGGTAACCCGCTTTATCCAGCTTGGTCGGAAGTCAGCTGGTGATGGTCGCCAGCAAGCCCTCTTTCACTCAACGTCCGAGTATTCCCAGACCTACGATTGATCAGATCGCTTTAATTGAGAGTTGGAGGTATGCAGGAACTATCTGGTGCTACAGCATAATTGACAAGAAAAAAATGGCATAGGTGATTATCTCAGCGTCCTGCAATCAATGTACGCTATAGCTTTCATTATCCGCAATATTGTCGCCTATAGCAAACCATAGCTCCTGTTAGAGTTTAGAAAAAAGATATTAAGAAAATTCGTGTTAGGGGATCAGGTCGCTACTACTCCTGACGTTTTACGGCCAGTTTCGCCCCTCATTGCCCCCAACAAATAAAAAGATAGTGTTGACACTAATCCAAGTCAATCCTATATTTTTAAAAGATGATAGAAAACATCATCTGGTGTAGCCTCTGGAAATCGAGATCGTGTCGAGCCACAGGTGAAGGTCAAGAGATCTGGAATTGCCGCCAGATCTTAATTTGAGAAGGTTCCGTCCTTCCTCTCACTCCAATCCACCCAGCAGATAAGGCTCTATAGGTCATACTTGAAGCCGAGGGAGTGCAGAAGCACCCAGTTACGCTCTGTGGGCTTCTTATGTACACAGATATTCAATAATCTTTATACTATAACCTAATCATCAAATCATAAAATAATACCATAACCTAATAATCTGTACTCAACACCATATCACAAATGAAATCATACAACGAACTCCAACTAACCACCCTATCTCAAGCAAAACACCTCGCCTCTAACGGAGAAGAGTTCTCTCACCTAATCAAAGCCCTCTCTCCTGACAACTCATTAAGGATCAAACTACACGTCCAATCACTACCTGAAAGCATAGCAAACAAGACGATCTATGGAAAAGCTCATTGGAAGGAACAAAGCACGGCCTCTCAAAAGAGACGCAAATAATACTGATTAGAACTCAAAACGAATTTGAAATATAGATTATCTTATTTCAGAAAACACGCAGTTTTTGAAATATAGATTATCTTATTTCAGAAAACACGCAGTTTTTGAAATATAGATCAAAGCATGAATAGAAGCCTAAAAAATAACTCCTTGGTAATAAACGACTTTCATTAATTCTGAATAGATAACGGAGATTCACCAACCAATGCGGAGATTAGACAGCCCATTCAACGCAACAACAGAGTAAAGTGTTAATAAAACGTAGGGGTTTTTAGGTCTGTAACGCTGGGATTTTGGTAAAAAATTGTGTGGAGCCTTTCGCGGAAATTCGTCGCCGCAAAAACGTAAGACAAAGCCGGTGCCCGTCACTCGGTTTCCTACAAAAAAGGGATTCCTTAAACGATTGGCTGGCTTACCTAGTAAGACAAAGCTAGACGAGAGACGCTAGACGATTACGGAGAGCAACGTATTTCTAACGAAGACCTAGTCTTACATCCTATCACAATCTGTGACCAGATCCCGTGTCTTACATTCTATCGCAAGCGAATCCAATGTCTTACATCCTCTTGCCAGAGTTGATGTCTTGCAAGTACTCGCGTCCAGTTACAATGTCTTACAAGCTATTATACAATACTTGTCTTACAAACGCTCGCCTCGTCTTACACAGACTCGTGTATGACATCCTGACTCATCGTACGAGGAAAGCTCGCCAACGCATCTATCCCCATGTGTAGGACGTTTAACGACAACGTAGGCTTGTCGCTCTCGCTACCAATCCCAAAGATTGTCTTACCAGCTGTTGCCAAGTCTACCATACGACGAGACGACTCAAGAGCAGAGAGCTGATCCATATCTTGTAAGGCATTCGCCGCTTTTGTAAGACCTTGTGCCATTGACGTGTGGAAGCTCTTCTTGTTCTCTTCGAGAGAAACCGACAAAGCATCTGAGGCGTGACAGATCGTGACAGCATCCCTATGTCCATTTTCTCTTTTAACGTCCAGAATCTCCCTTGATTTCGTGACAAGCTTTTGAGCATTGGTTGAAGTGGGCCATTCATCACGTTTTGCCCATTGTCTGATTGTCGCTGGTTTGATGCCATGAAGCCTTCCTGTCTCTGTAAGACAGCCTGTGGCAAGGTAGGTTGCTCTTACTTGTTCTCTGTCTACTGCTAATGGTGAAGGCATGGCAAAATATTGTGTAACAATTGTGTGACAGATGGAGCTTGTATCATCTACAGAGAAAAGGTCAAGCTTTTAAGTTTTCCGTGACAGAATTTATTTTCTTTATTTTGCAATGATTGCTTGGAATCGGGAGGGGATTTGATATCTTTTGAGAGTCAACACGACACAACAACAACCAACCAAACACATGACAACAAACACCGAAAACTTAAAAGTCACTCACAAGATAACTCTTGGAAAAAACACTTGGGAGATTGATCTTTATTCACGCAATGGATTACAACCTCATGGATATAGCATGGACAACGACAACTTGGGAACATATAGCGAAGGGGGATTGGAGATTGTGACCAATGAAGAAAATCAGGAGATTGTTGATGGATACGATGGAACTTACTCTCTCCCCTTGCCTGTTGCCGTTCTTCTTTCGGAATTGGGATATGGATTTGCCCCTCATGTTTTCCCACATGAGAGCATCACTCCCCTTATCTTGGGTTTTCAAGATAAAATCTAATCACCAACAAACCAACCAACCAACCAACAACATGAGAAATAAATACACGCAAGCAATGAGAATCGCAGACTTCTACAAGATGTTCCAAGACATGGGCTTCACCTATGATGAAGTAGAGACGTTGAGAAAGGCACAACTCACTTTGCGTCGCTGGAGCGAAAGAGAGTGCAACGGAGAAGTAGAGATTGATGAAGAGACTGATAAAGCGTACAGCGTGTACCATGGACGAACAGGAGATGCTATTAAGCACAGGATTCCTAATCGTGACAAAGGGGCGATGGAGAGAGTCGAGAAGGTCATGAAGAATCATGAAGGCTATAGGGCTTATTTTCAGGGAGACCCAAGGGGATGCGCTTTGTATATCCTTCGCCCTAGTGACCTACAGGAAGGAAAAGACATTAATTCTTATTATTCAAGAGGGATTGCAGTTTGCATCTAACATCTAACAACATGAATATCATAGAATCATTCCTTAATGGAAACATCAGCCACGCTAAAAAGCTGGCAAGGAATCGCTCCTTTTGGTGGTTATGCACTATGGGGGAACAGCTTGGTTTGCGTCCATTGCAACGATGGAACATCGCCCTGTATCTTAAAGGCCTTCAATCTTGGGATGATTATTGTGCCAGCTCGGTAATCTGGGAGGAAGCCGCTTGATATTATGCATCCAGACTACATAGATCCTTATCTTGCAATATCCATTGCAATTATTAGCTTGATTATCGCTTACATTAACTACAAGAAAAACCAATAAAAAACATAAAAACATGAGAACAGAAACGACTACAAGAACCATTTATCAGTTTGAAGAACTAAACGACAAGGCAAAGGAACAGGCTCGAAATTGGTGGCGCAATGCTTCCATGCATGACGAATGGTGGGAAAGTATATATGAGGACGCTGAAAATATAGGTTTGAAAATAACAGGGTTTGATGGTGACAGGGGAGAGATTGAAGGTGATTTCACAGAATCACCAGAAGATGTCGCTAATGAAATCATGGAAGAGCATGGAGAGAGTTGTGAAACATATACAGACGCACGAAACTTCCTAAAGGAGCTTTCTTCCTTCATGGAGGAAGCGGAAAAGGACGAATGGGGAGAGCTTGCCACGCTAAAGTTGGAGAATGATAAAGAAGCAATCGAAAAGGAATTCGAGCATACAATCCTGCAAGATTATCTTTCCATGCTAAAGAGAGAGTATGAATATATCATGTCTGATGAGCAGGTAGATGAGGCCATCATTTGCAATCAATATGAATTCACAGAAGAGGGAGAGATTGTATGACCATCCTAGAAGCATTGAAAATATCCCTCATCGGGATCTTGCTTTCCCTACCAGCCTTCACCTTTTACGCTTGTCTCTCGACGATGTGGCGGCAAAGGAAACAGGAAGAGAATAGAAAATAAGGTAGAACAATGAAAGAACCTTACAAGGCAATCAGCTCTTTTATATATCTGATCTTCATGATTGTTCTGGTGTATATCTTACTTGAATTGGATGAGTAACTAATTGATCAACAAAGAAGAAAAGGGGAGGCGAAAGTCTCCCCTTTTTCGTGCCTTTAATTCATGCCGTTATGTAAGGATGAAGGGAAAAAATAACGCACGAGAATGACCTATAAATCGTTTTTATTTTCTCCTGCCATGATCCATGCTCTTCATATGCCGATGATTCTACGGGCTTTTATGCATTGTAAGACAATCACTTACAAAAATATATATATATTATACAAATCTATTATCATCAATCGCAATCACCACGTTCAATTTTCCCTTAGTCAGCTCCTATATAGGACGTTTATATAGGACGATTTTTTGGATTTAATTTCTGGATCGTCGGGCGTTTTCGTCGGGCGTTTTACTCTTCCCAAACAATCTCTTGTCTAGCTTTAAAGTACCGCTTAATCGCCTTTAGCTCCAACTCAGCATGATAAAGTGAATCTATGTAGGTTGGCCCTTTAAACGGATAATGCGTTAGCCAAAACCCTAGGAACTTGTATTGGACAAAATACTTTCCACCTCGTGTTTTAATTATTCTGTAGTTCATTTGTTGGTTTTGTTAAAACGCTCCATAGCGTCATTGTAATAAGTCGGGCAATGGACACGGATGACGTTCAAGCAGTCTTCGGTCAGTTTAGAAAGACGCTCGACCTCGGCCTCTGCGTTCTCGGCTCGTTCTCTGCATGGGTGTGGGCCAATAATATGTTCGTAAGAATCCCATGAGAGAGTTGCGATATTCCCTCGCAGTGTGTTTGTGTGAACTGCTGGAATATCTTTAAGGAGTGCTTTAATATGCTCTAACTCAGCCTGAGACTTGACTTGGTTTTCGAGTGAATGAGTAAGCTCTCGCTCAAGTTGGCGAGCAAAGTCTGCCCTCACCCATCCTCCCGTGTTGGAGTGTAATTGTGGTTCAACGGCATCAGTTCTTGGTGTGTCGGTGGTGCTCATTTGTTTAGGTCTTTTCTAAGTGAGCAGATATCGTCTGCAATTCGTCTTTTAATGTCACGTTCTTCTACAGCGTCTTCTGCTGATTCGAGTGCCATTTCGCATAATTTCTTAAGCCTCTTGACATCGGCCTCTGCTTTCTCGGCTCGTTCTAGGTTCTCGTCGGCACGAAGGGTTTCTTTGACGCATTCCTCACGCCACTCCCGCCATGGCATCCCTCCGGTGGTTTGGAGGTTCTTGATCAGGTCTTTTCTGGCTTCGTCTCGTTCGGCCTCTGCTTTCTGGCGAGCCTCGCGTTCTCGGCACAAATCTGGCCTATAGAAAAACCAAGAGTCCTCCATAAATCCGCATGAAAACTTGCGAGAGTGGATTCCTGCATTCTCCTCAGCAAACGGGAATTTCTGTTCAGCCCCGCAATGGGGGCAGGCATTAGGTGTTTCGTGGTTCATTTCCAGAAGCCAAGTTGTTCATATTCTTTAGAGATAAAAAGCATGGTTTTTCGCAACTCGCGTTCTGATTTTTCGTAGAAATATGCGTATAGGGATCGGTTCAGAATCTCCCTCAACTTCTCCACCTCGACCTTTCGATCGTCGAGGATCTGCAGGTAGTTATTGCAGGCATCATGCTCAAGATTCCGCTCCTTCAGCAGTTCGTTGGAAGATTCGGTAAGCCTCTCGACTTCGGCCTTTAGATTAACCGCATCTTCCGTCATCTGTTGAAGAGCTTCCTCTGTGGATTCCAACTCACGCTTTAGGTTCCAGTTATGACTTTCTAAGTTTGCGCCAACGTATGTCAAAGCGGCATTGTCTTTCCGAAACATCTCAACCTCGGCTTGAGATTTGACTTGGTTCGCAAGTGAATGAGCAAGCTCTCGCTCAAGTTGCTGTGCAAATTCCTTTGGAACTACTGGCTCGTCAAAGTGCCAAAGCTGTGCGGCATCTGTGCGTGGTGTGTCGGTGGTCATTTTAACGCCTCCTTATACTGTTCCTCTTTAGCAATCTTCCATGCCGCTTGCATTGCAGTTTGCGCTCTCTGGTTACGTTCATCATCTCCTGTCTTTTGGAATGGGTTGATCGTAAAGATCCCTCGTTTTTCAAAGAACTTATCGCAAGCCACGCTCACAGTATGCGATAGGTTTTTTAGGTAGTCCTCGTAGTCATCACCCTTGGTATCAATATGGATGAACTTATTATGAGGGACGTAGTTTACGAACTTAATGCCCTGCTTCATGCGAGTGAATGCAGGAGAGCTTCGCAACGGCAAAGGATACAAGCCTCCTTGTCCTGCTCTGTGGGCGTTCCGTGATCTACTCCGCTGGTCTTGGCAACCGCTGAGAGAAGCACATAAGCGTCACCTAGTAGCTCCCACATTTCGGGAGCCTTGGCAAACAGCTTGGCGAATCGCAACGACTCTCCGATAAACACGCTATCGTCCATTGTCAGGACACAACGATCATTAGCGTCCACCACGCTATCGTCCTGCGCCCTAAGAGGGAACTGCATGGGAACTCGTACTGACTCTTCATCTACTCCTGCTGGGATAATAATGCTCATAATTAGTTTTTGTTTGTCTTTTGGGTTTCGTTTAGTTTAAGGAAGGCAAGGATTAATTTTGACTTCTGTTTTTCTGGCTTATTGCAATAAAGAGGGATTGCAATCTTTGGAATTTGGCCTTGGTAGCTTTTCATTAGTTAAGGTTGTATTTTGCGAACTGCTTGTTGTTTTTTACTACGTTGGTTTTGGTGATGTTGATGCCCATGCCACGAAGCTCGTGGATTCGGGCGGCAAGTCTAAAGCATCCAAACTTGTTGAGTGCCTGTAGAGGGGTGATGCCCTTGCCCTTCAGCAAGAACTTGTGGATCTTAAAGGACTGAGATTTGTTTGTGTGTTTCATTCCGTGTATTTCTTAATGAGTGCGTCAATTTCGTCGGCAACGTCCTTTGTTTTGCCATAAGAATTCATCATGCGGATGTCCTTAAGGATTTCCAGTATAAGGAAAAACTCACGTTCCTGTACCTCAACCTTTTTCTCAAGGGAGGTAATTTTCGTTTCTAGCGTTTCCATGTATTCGTCGTTGTTGCTCATGTTTATAGGTTGGTTGGGTTGTTGTCTTGTTGTGCTATCTCTCGTTTGGTTATCTGAATTGCGATGTTGTAGAAGTAGAGGTTGAACTTTTCTTGATCCTTGCGGAACAGGTCTGCTAGTTCCTCAAGCTGGATTCTGCGAACATGATGTCCGTAGAGCCATAGCCCCATCACATACGATGCTACCAATCCAATGCACCCTGTGGCGATAACAAATGCGTTCATTTTTCAAGGATGATGATTGGAGCTACAGGAGTGCGATCCTGCCAAACAGAATCGTAGTAATGACGCATGAGGGAGCTATATGCGGTTTCAATTGCTGGTTCCCTGTTATCAATCACGATCACTCGTGAATCACTCAGGTATGGTCGTGACTCCCCACGCTCCAGTAGTTCAGCAGGAATATCGTATGCCGATACGCTTGCGGTGATTGCGGCAAAAGCCGCCATGTATTTTATGTTTTTCATTTGGTAATGCGGTTGGTTGATCCGCTTGAAACCATTCAATCAGTTTTTGATTTTCGATCAAGAATTATTTTCAATTATTTTCATGCGCTCTGGAGCCGCATGAATACTGGCTCAAAAGGAAACCCCCACCCAGAACATGACAACTGGATGGGGGCTATGCGACCAACAACTACCGACAAATTTTAGAAATTGATGTCGTCGTCCTCGTCAACCTTCTGGGGCTGGTATCCGTTTCCCTTGGCCTTGTTGTGGCTGTCAACTCCTTTTTTAAATGGAGGCTTGACACCGAATGAAAGAAACACATCTCCATTCTTGGAGGTTTTCTCCCATACGCTGATCTCAAAATCCTTGCCTTCTACATTAAGAGGGCCTGCCCATTTTGGAGCTTTGGGATTTGCATTGTCTTTGCGGAAGGCCGCACCCTTATTTGTGTTGTCGTACTCTGGCATATTATGTTGTTTGTGGTTAGCGTTCGTCAAATCGCAGATACTCAGATCGGAACGTAAGAGGAATACTAGCACGAGGACAAGCCCTAGCAAGCTTTATGTTTAAGAACCAACTGCTCTGGTCTTTTTCATCCTGAGAGATTGTCAAGAACAAATCGCAATCATGTTCAATAGCCCTTGATTCTCGTGAGGCTCCATCAGAATTAAGTTGCGTTAGTGCAATGATCACAATGCCTAGCTCTTTGGCTAGTGTTTTAAGCGTCCTAGAAGCCTCCGCAACCTGTCTTTCCCTGCTGTCCTTGGTGTTGGTAGGCTCAAGCAATTGGATGTAATCCACGACCACCATCTTGACATTGTGGACTGCAACCATGCGTCTTACAGCCGCCCTCAACTGAAGGCAGTTTAGGCTACTCTCATCCCGAATCCAGATGGGCAACTTGGCAATCTGACTAGCTCCCTGTGCGATCCTTGACATTAACTGCTTGTCTATTTCTCCAGCCTTGGTTAGCAGGGATAGATCTGCTCCAGACTTGGAAGCTATCAAGCGATCCATAAGCTCTCCCTTGCTCATCTCAAGAGAGATGATTCCAACAGGGTTGTTATCAACATCAGCAGTGCGCATTGCCATGTTCATAGCAACTGTTGTCTTACCACCCTTTGTG